AGGTCTCGCGTGTCGAAGGTGTCAGCGTAGAAAGTGGGAGCCCACCCTGTCGCGACTACAAGTTCGGCGAGTTGTCGCCTGTAGCCGCGTCCGTAGGGTTTGGGTCTGTTGAGTCTTCTCCGCTGATTTCAATATCTGGATTTTGTTTTAACCATTCGCGCCAAGTAGCAGGAAGAGTCTCGCCTTTAATGCCGAGCATGATGTGCGCCCAGCACGCCATATCGGATACGCCGATACCGCGACCGTCGGACGCTCGACGATTCTCTAGGCGTTCCCATTCAGAGATTGCGAAGAGGTTTGTGATAAGTAACTCTTTTTTGTCTCCGCGTGTGAGCGTGAGTTTGATCTTCATTGTGTTTCCTTTCGTCGGGCCAAGGAAGGCCGAAGATTATGGGTTTGTAGTGTCAGCCGAGAAGACGCCACCCATGAGAGTAATGTCAATCGATTGCAGCTCACCGAGCGAAGCCGAGATCACTGGAAGAGTCTCGAGATAGCAGTTGGTAAGTGTGAAGCCTGGGTTAGTTGCCGAGTCCACTGCCGAAGTTGGTTTGACAATGACAGTTGTCTTCGTGCCGACCAATGGTGCAAGTGTTGCGTAAGTGGCTGCGGCTTCGTAGCTCAAAAATAAGGTCAGGGTACATTCATTATCCTCGAGGCCCGCCGTGAAAGTGTTGGAAGTTTGGCCGAAGGTCGTGTCATTTAGAGCCGTAACTGTGCGATTTAATACGGCAGAGGAACACCAGCCCGTGAGTGCCGTGCCACCTAATGTCACTGTCGGATTTGAGAGGATAGTTGAAGTTGCCATTTGAGTTACTCCTTGGAAGTGTTGGATTTAGTTTGACACATAATGAGACCGAGAGTGTGGATTAGGCAGTCTGCACGACAGTTGAGACCGACAGCTCATAAGCAGGGAGCACCGAGCCACCGATATCTAGGTTTGTAGGGCGTCCAGAGACCACGCCGATATTGAGTGCGTAGATCTGGGCAAGGATATTGAGAAGGCTTTTTTGGGCGTCAAGGTTGCCCGGGCCTAGCGTAATGATCTGGAGTGTGAAGTTCAGTTTTGCGACATTGTAGTTGTAGCCGTCAATCGAGTCAATATTGACGAAGACGCTTGGCGGCGTGATATTGCGTGGATCGTTATTTACTTGTAGACCGCTCACCGTTGAGAGCTTTGCGACTAGATCGTCGTAGCCTTCGTTGAATAGATCCGTGTAGTTAGGTACAGGCATTAGGCGACCTGCGGACGATCAATCCCTAGCAACTGGCGGATCATTCCGTTTAGACCCATAACTGGAGTTACGCCCATATTTTGGAACGAAGCAAATTGGTCTACCGATCCGCGCTGGCGATACAGCGCGCCACCGTACATCTGTGTTCCTAGGAAGACATCTTGCGAAGGGACAGTTGTGAGCGAATCGACATAGCCTGCTTCCATTCGGCGTCTCCAGCAGAATTGTGAAGCAGCTGCGGCGCACACTGTTAGGAACGCGGCGTCGGCGGCGGTTGCTGTGCCTATACCAATCCAGTCCTCGAGATTTGCCGAAGTGACCCAAGTGCAAGTCTGCGTAATAGTTAGCGTGCCAGAAGCGGCAGTGCGCGTGACATTGCTAGCGGTCTTTGCAACCAGCACTTGGTTTGCGATCGGAATGTTTACATCGTAAAGAAGATCGCCTTCGGTATCTATGCCGACATAGAGGTACTGCGGTAATGCGCGGACTGTGTAAGTTCCGTTAAAGGTTGCATCTACCCCGGCAAGGACGACACTTGCGCCGAGTTCAATTTCTGCATCGGTAAGAAGTTGAACTACGGCGTAGTTGTCTATGAGGTATTTCTGCGTGACGCTGTATACAGCCATGAGCGGTAGCCCCGCTCTCGACTAAGCCTGTGTGATCTTGCGGATCATTCCACCGATTGCAGCAAAGGTTGAGACATAGCCATGAAAGCTCATGGTTTTGCCCAGCGTGCTAGGCGTGTCCACGCTCAACAGGCCCTGAATGCTTTCGTAGAACTCGTAAGCATCGCCTTGGCCTTGACCTACGCGAGTGATAATCATGGTCTTGTCAGCAAAGTTGCTGTCTACTACCAACTGCAAGCCGAGTGGCGTGCCGTTCCATGATGTTGCGCTTCCGCCGCCAAGTGCGTTCTGGCCTGTGAGACCTGCACCGATGAATGGAAAGATTGGGCGGTTGGTTGTGTCTACAAGCTGACCAAGTTGCGACCAAACATCAACCGAGACGAACATGTGTGTTGGCATCCAGTTGCGGTTGGTTGAGACATCTTTTGCCGAGTCATAGATTGACTTGAGCAAGTCTGCGACTGTTCCGTCCCAAACGCCGCTCGAGTTTGCTGCGGAGAGCAAGTTGTCTGCAGCCAAGTTGTCGGATGCGATCATGTATTCGCCCATCAAGTCATTCAAGATTAATGACATTGCTTCGGGGTTCGTAAACGAAATATCTTGAGATGATAAACTCACTTGTCCGGCAAGAGTGGTCTTGCTGATTGAGTTTGACGCAATCACCATTGTTGTCGCTGATACTGCAGACAATTCGGTGGACTGTGTTGCGACGCTTGTGTGTGTCGTAATTGTTGGACGAATGAAAGTCTTTGAGCGTCCACCGTCTGGAAAAGCGCGAGAGCCTACAGCTTCTACCGTCGGGCGCAAGAAGTTCAGATCTTGCACCAATGGCCCGAGCACTGGAACAGGCAAGAGGCCTGGGGTGTCCGAGGTAAGGACATCTCCTGCAGCTGCTTGAAGTGATGTGCGCTGTGATGCGGAGAACTCTGCTACTGCTTTGTTCATGTTTTGGAAAGTGTCGCCGCCGATGTGGTAGGCAGCCATAAACTCGCCAGCTGTTGGCAACTTAAACTCACGCTTTGGTTGTGCTGGAATTGGTGCAGTTGGAATAGTTGCTTCGACTGCTGGGACTGTTGCTTCGGACATGGTTTCGTTCTCCTGTGTAGGTTCTGTTTCTATAATACTTATTTCTTCGTCTTCGTGGTGGATACTCGCTGCGATGTCTGTGATGATCGCTCCAGCAAATGCGGGAACTGGCACCATAGACAACTCAATCCAGTCTGCTGCCAACACTGTTAGCGATCCGTCTTTGTTTGCTCGAGTCTTGGTTGGGTTTACTCCGACCGATACCGAGTCCAATACGCCGTCTAGGGCAAGCTGTAGGGCTTCGTCTCCTGCGGCGGTTTTGCTGATCTTGGCGCTGAATAGCATGCCTTCTGGGGTGTCTACGCGCTCGGTCACAATGCCTATGGCTTGATTGCTGTCATGGTTCATGTATAGGCGCGGCGCTTTGCCTTCGATTGGCAGACTGCCTTGCTCAAAGATGACTTCGGTGCCGTCGGCGACTGTTGCCGCCACGCCGTAAGGTACGGCGATTCCTGTAATAGTTCTTGAAGGCGTGCCGTCTCCTGCAGCTGCATCAATGCTTACCGAAGGTGCTGTAAATCTAATCATTAGTTTGCGATCTCCTCTTGAGTGTTTTCTTCTACTGGACTGTCCATTTTGTCGGCTAAATAATTTTCTTCTAAATACGATTCGTAATCAAAGGAAACAAAAGTTCCGTTAGGCAAAACATTATTCATTGACAATGTTTCTGCGATTGCGTCTGCATAAAGCTTCACGCCAAAGAACAGCAAGTCCATGCGAGCCTGCTGGCTGGACTGATATGAATATGATCCTGTAGATACACCGATCAGGTATGGCGGAACATTGCCAATACGACCGCCAGTTTCTAATGCGCTGTAGTTAGCGGACTCAATGAGCAACATTTTGTCTGGACTCATCGTTGTGGGTTCGTATTTTAGAAACTCGTTAAGAGCCGCAGTCTGATTAGTTGCTCGAGCACTATTAAACGCGGCAGCAAGATCAGCCAATTCTTGCGCGCTCAAAGGCTCGCCACCAGTCTGCATCAAGACGCCAGCCGGAATTGAACTGCTCGCATTGCGCGCCCTTGCGTCTTGAATCTTGATTGCTGTCTCGATTGCGGCTTGTGATGAGTAGACCATGCCTTGTGTTGGCGACAAAAATTGCACAAGGTTTGCAGGGTCTATTTGTCCGCCTTGAAAATAAACTTCTTTAGAAGGTGCAAACCAGACAGGCCCAGCCATATCGGTCGTGGTCACTGATCCTGCTGGGAGCCTTGAGAAACTTGCGGGATAACCGTCGGCAGTGCGCGAAGTGATGTACCAAAAAGCGCGACCATAAAAATAAAGATCGTCAAAAGTCCATGACATTAAAAAGTTGTAGGGAACGGTTGGATCGGGGCGACGCAACCAAGATCGGGGGGCGATATAGACGCGCTCCATTTCTTCGCCGTTCCACATTTCGTTATACATCTGTAATGGCATGCAACCAATAACCGATGCAAGTAGATCGCGTGCGCGTGAGATCGCAGGAATCGAGATTGCTTCTGCACGAAGTTGGCCTTCTCGGTAGGTGTAATACTGACCGATCATGTTTGCGCCAACATTGCTTGAGTTGTAGCCGGGATTCATTGCTCCAGCCGCCGCAGCTTTGGCAGGCGGTGGGCTGATTGCAGCCTTGTTTACTTTGCGATCAAAGATTCCCATAGCACAAGATTACACATTGCGCGCGGATTGTGGTGGCACTCGCTCGGTCATCTGCGGTATCCCGACGACAGGCAAGCAAGCGAACGAGTGCCAAGTAGATGTTACTGATTTACAGTGACGAGCATTGGCTTCTGGGAATTGCTTGGGCGTGCAGCTGCCGACGCTCCCCAGATCATCGTCCGACACAACTCAATCGGGCCTGCCGACTTTTGTGATGAGACTGCGATTGAGCCTTGAGTTCTGACCATGACCGCGCGACAGACATGCTCGGCGAGCATCGCTTCGCCAGTGTGCACGAGCCGACCTTCGGAGATCATATTGCGGACGATCGGCGTGTATTGCAAGATCTCTTTGTAGCCCATGACAACGCGCCGACGCTCAAAGACTGGCGGACAGTGTGCGTCAATGGTGGGCGAGAAGATGAACTTAATCGCAGGATCAGCCGCCGCTAATGCTCCAACATGAGCCCACAATTCTTTGGCGGTCTCTGCAGTGAAGGCGACCGAGACACAAGTACGACCGTCACCAAGAGCGACCGACTTAGTAGCAAAGTAGCGCGACTCGTCCATTGATGCCTCAACGGAGATGACGCCGCCAGAAGGGATAGGGCCGTGGTACTCAAGATCAGGCCAGAGGTGGGTCTGAATCCACGACTGGGTTGATGCGATCCACATATTGAGCGATGAGCGCAAGAAGTTTGAGCGGTCTGGATCTTGGGATTCGGCGCGCAAAGTGTCGAGCGTCAAAGTGTGTCCGAGTGCCGGGTTCCCCCACGACCACGAAGACTCGAGCATTGGATCTACCGTCGGCGGCGGGCTCCATTCCGCAAAGTAGAAGTTAGAAGGATTATTTGTGTCAATTAGTCGAAGCGCGTTCTCTCGATGTCTGATAAATAATGCGCTGGACTCGGTGCCAGCAGTGCTGAATAAGGCCATGTGAGGCGACCTGCGAACGCGTTGAGTTGGGATAAGTCCAGCCATTGTGATCTCGGATATGTCAAAGATTTCGTCGCAAACGATTAGATCTAAAGACATGCCGTGACCGATAGAAGGGTTTGCCGCGCGCACATACCAGCGAGATCCGTCTGGCATTGTCGCCGAGTTCCGACCAAAAGACTTCATGATTTTTGCGCCGTAACGGTTCTCGAGGATTGGTGCGACCTCGTCAAAGAGAAGACAGGCGAGCGACAGAGTGTGAGCTGTAGATAGGACTGTTTGTTTAGTGCCTCGGATCTTGGGCATCTCGATCAGCCAAAATAATATGAGGCACTGGATAAGAAGGGTCTTCCCATTTTGTCGAGCCACCGAGCAAAGTGAAGATCTGTGCACAAGATCATCTTCTCCGTCTGGAGCATGGGTGAATCCCAATGCGCGCTCAAGATAATGAACCTGCCAAGGCATGAGCTCTACATGAAGAAGCTCTAAAGCCATGTCCCCCACAAGTCCAGCCCATGAGCCGTCACAGTCTGGAACGATCGTTTCAAGTCTCGGCTGGTCGTGGCTAGTTACCGCCAGTTCAGGCTGATCCTGACTAGTTGGGAGAGATACAAGCA